AACCCAACAAACATCCGCATTCCTTTGTGTTGGCGGGATAAAGACTCTAGTCGCGATTTTACATTGTCAGATCCTATGTGTGGCCTGAGTTTCTTTATAGTATCTACAAGTCTATCCACCGTTTCTCTTTGAGCTTCTGTTCCTTCTTGATCCGTTATAATCCCATTCTTTGCTTCAGAATCCAATTGAGAGATTATGGTATTTGAACTATCAACAAACTGACGGTTTGTTCTGCTTTGATGTTTATTAGTTAAAGATGCGTAGTGCTGTCGTTTCCTCTCACCTCCAGCTTTAGCAACAGCTATTCTTACAGAAGGGTCAACAACATCAGTAGTTGCTTTCAAATACTCGCTAGCTTGAGCTTCAAAAACTTCAGGCTCAAATTGATTGTCTATTGCTAGTTGTTGTAATTTCTTTGAGACATCAAGTGTTATATCATTTTTATACTTATTTAAAACAGTTGCCCTGTAAACCTGATCGTAGATCCGATCACTTTCAGGCAGATCATCTGGTGAAATAGTTTGACCGCTTTCGTCCCGTAATAATTCTACTTCAGCGGCACGTTCCTCTCCTTCTTTAGTAGCTACTTCGGCTCCTTTCTTATAGGCCATATTTCCTATAGTGCTCATAACTCTAGCCGCACCTAACATGCTTTGAGCACCAATTTGTCCTGCTTTTATAATACCTGCGGTATTAACGGAGCTAACAGGCTGTACAGTTACTTTGCTTGCATATGGTTTAATAGCCATTATGCTGTCTCCTTTGTGGTATTTTTCTTTTTAGGTACAGTAATTTTATGCGCTTGATATGCGCCCATCATCATTGTTCCTGCTGGCTGAAGCCATGCTGTTCTACCCATAGACCTAAATGCATCACCTTCAATCTTAGCTAAATCTGAAGTATTTTTAAAATTATCTGCTTTATGCTTTCCTAAAAGACGTATCCTATCTATATCCCCTCTCTGTTCGGACCTACTTTCACCCTCGATTGCTAGAAAAGAAGGACTATCATAAGGATCGTAACCAACAGAGTTAAGATTTGAGGACATAAGTCTATTGTATTCTTGAATACGATCTACCTCTTGGTCTAACGCTTGTAGCTCTGCCATACTTTTATTCGTTTGTGCTGTCTCTGCTTTAATCCTACTTGCTTGTGCACCAGCTTTTGCTTGTCTTGTTGTTGCTGAGTACTGTGCCGCCGCGCTTGCCGCACTTGCCGCCAGTACTACTAAATCCCAACTCATGCTAGTATCTCCTTCCAAATACTAAGTACTGTCCCTTTTAAAGGAGCTGTCTGAGTTATAGTAACTTGGGCATCCCGTGACCAACCTCCACCATAGAATTGATAAGTACCTGTAACTGCCGCAGGACTAGTGCTTAGATCATCGTCTACCTGACGAATTAAGAACTCCTGATTGTTTACAGCAAAATTAGCTGTATCATAAACTTCAATAATAATTTCACCAACCATCTTTTGAGAACCACGTTTACTGCCGCTTGGCCCTTCTATGTTAGCTGGCATATCAATTATTGTCCGTGTAAAATTTAATCCCGCAACTGGGGCTGAACCCGCTTCATTAAGAGTAATACGCCCACTACCAGAAACTGAGAAGTCTCCGTGATAAATGTTGCTGTCTACACAAGAAACACTTGAGGCGACAAGGTGAGATAACCCCTGCCATATATTTCCAGAGACGTTGCTTAATGTTGCAGAGCAATCCACAGTCTTTAAAAAGTTAAACTTCTCAAGATAGTAAACAACTGAACTGTTAACAGTACGTTTTACTGAAACAAAAATTTCACCATTCAGTTCAGTAACACTTTCAAAATTCCCAGTAGTTTTCCAAGGAAACCATGCCGCAATTTTTTCGGATCGAACAGAATGATAGATAGACATGCTACCATCTGCATTAACAATAACATTAAACTGCTCTGGTCCAGTGCTGTTACCATAGAAAACATCTTGGTCCTGAACATCGTTAATCATATCATTCGATACTAAACTAATCGGTTCCGCACCATATGCTTGTTGCAAATCATTCCAAAGCAGTTCTCTAACGACTTTACCAGTATCCTGTACAAAGAGCGTAGCGCTGTCATACCGTTTCGGTGTGGCTTGAGCGCACCCATAGGGTACAGTAAAGCGAGGATTGAAGTTAGAGGGGCTTACAGGGGTCGTATTAGACTCTTGTACGTAGTAAACGCCGCTATCTGTAAATACTATTAAATGTCTGCCTGAGTGGAGATGGAGGATCTCAGACACACTATCAGAGCCTAGAGGCGCTTGAATACTTTCTGCATCAATCCCTGTACCAACATCAAAGTTAAAGAACGCATTTGTTTTAGAAGAAAATAAATGAGACGGTAAGTCCCTGGAGCCACCAAACCAAAGCCTACGAGCATGGAACGCACATGATTTAGCATAACCATTTGCCGCTGAAAATACATTTTCATCCCAATCAATAGTAGCCGCTGTACCTGAAAAAGCTTCTCTAATAGTAACAGTAAGATGCGTGCTATCAACAAACGCTGTCACATCACATTCTTTACCGCTATATCTTAGAATCGATCCTACATGAGCTGAAACAAATACTGCGCTAGAAGCGGTTAATGTTCTTCCTGTACCTACAGTTGATGCACTAGCCGCAAGTGTTACATCAGAACTCGCAAATTTATAGAAGGGGTGGTATCTAGGATAGCCGGAACTATGAGTCTCAAATGCGTAAGCGGCAATGGTAAAAGAGCTAGCTCCTGTACGCAAGAGCTTTTGCATAGCAAAATCTTCATGGGCAATAATAGTTGTATCACCTGCTGACGTAAGTCGCATTTCCCACATGGTAGTAGCAGTCCACGGTTGAGAAGTAAGTGTCTGCAATAAAGCCCCTGCTTTACTAAATATCTTTAACTGGGCATTAGAAAATGCAAATATATAAAGCTGTGTCTCATTAAACCTTAGTTTTTCTAAGCGAGTGTGGCCTGTCAGGGTTGCTAGGTAATCTGTCCCCGGACGGCGACGAACACCACCTTGAACTAAAGGAGAGTTATTAAGCAAGTTCTCTCCCGAATTATTGTAAACCCCGACATCTGATCGAGACATCATACGGGGATCAAGCTGACCGGAAGAAAAATTTGTTTGGAATGTTGTTGCTCTTAAAGGCACAATCTACCTCCGGGCAATAATAAAACGGCTAGTTGTAATAGCGTGGGTCGTATCGGATTGACCATCTTGACTTCTCGCTTTACGTAATGCGTACTCTGCTTTTTGTTGAAAAGTATCTGCCATATCTGGCTTACCTGCAACAGACATAGCAAAAATACTTGCTAATTTTAATTCTGCCGCAAACCTAAAATATGGGGGCCAATCTTGTTCAAGTGCCCTAAAGATATAATTCATTGTAAGGATATTGTTTTCATCATAGTTACAATAAATCTTGTCTGCATAGACTTCGTAATCAATATCAGTGTCATTAACAGTAACCCTGCGTATCAAAAGAGCTTCAGTAGGCTTTTGCCAAGCATCAGACCAAATTGATTCTGGGGTATCAGATAAATGAGATAAGTCGCCTTGCGTTGTAGCAAAAGACCATGGCGTATCTGTTAAGATATCTTCTATTGCTTCATCGTAAATATGTTCAGCAACAATAGCTCCTCGACTACTACCGTCAAAAGCGGCAATAGGATCAGCTCCGATAAGAACTAATCCTTTTGAGGCAACTGCAACGTCTGTGGTCGCTACACTCATTTAAATACTTTCAGGAATAGGTGGGACTTAGGGAGAAACCAGAAAAAACCCTTCGCCCCACCACACTCCGGCGTGGAGTTATTAGTCTGAGTCAGTAACAACAATTGCAGTACCGTTAGATACGTCAACCACTGTTCCAGTATTAGACAAAACCCACATCAGTGTTCCAGCAGTTACAGAAGTAGGGACAGCAACTGTGCCACCAACTTGCTGTTGTATTATTAAATCACCAACATTCAGAAAATCTACTGCGCTGTTGAAATAAGCCGCTGAGTTAATTGTTGCCGCCGTGTCGAGAGAACGGTAAAAATAAACATTAGCACCTCCTCCTGAAGACATTTTGACAAGTCCGTCTGCGCTATAAGCCATCGTTCAAATACTCCTTTATCACGCGCTGTTATAAAGACGCTCAATGCAACCCGTATCATCGATAAGGCCAGCACCATGCGACATTTTAGCCAGCACTTGATTAGAATCATACTCAGCAAGATAATCTATTCGCTGTGAGTAATCCTGACCGATTGCATGACCGACTGAGGAACGATGGTAGAAGAAATTCTTAGCATCGTTAGAGCCATCAACAGGTAAGTTCTCATGTGGGAACCAATTAAAGCCCAACCACTTCTTAGCTGTAACGCCTTCAAACCAAAGCTGTTCACTCTGAACATAATCTGCATTTGAAAATTCATCAAGATCAAGCAGATCGCCCCAAGCTTCCCAACAAACACAAGCATAAAGCTCGCCATCAAAAGGAATAGAAGCATTACCAAAATCTTCCATAACTCCGATTGCTGTTGCCGCCGCAGAAAATGTTTCTGCAGAAGTAACATTGTTGCTGTTAGCTGAAGCATCCATAGCTGTTAGGATAATAGTATCAGTATCCTTACCCATAGCCGCCGCAATATTCTTAGCTTGAACACCACGTTCGTCATGTTGGATTTTAAGCTCGTCAAGATCGTCTATCATCACGGATGCATAACGGTCTTGTAGAGTTACTTCAACAGGCGCATGAGAAGCTTCAGAACGAGGAACCTTGCCGTTTCGGGCTTTAGTTCCAACGTCTACGTTTCCAATTACCTGAAATGTAGTAGATTCACCAGCGATACCAGCTTTAGTACGGATGGTGTTACGCAGTTTAGAACCCATTTGTTGGTATTCCATATGCGCTTCAGATTCAAATTGCTTTACAAATGAATCATTGATGTCAGGAAAAGACATACTTTCCTCCAAATCGTTGAACACAAGAGTTAAAATTAAAATCGGGTGTCGTCGGATTCGTAGGTCGGGTATCCTTACTAGGGCCGCATTCCGAAACTTCGGGCCGAGGGTAACAATAAAAAAATGACCTGCCTAGCCCGACAGGTCAACGCACAAAATAAAAATGTGCAAGTTTACACAGGGAGGTTAAAGACTAACCACGCCGCACTGGTTTCTTCTTACCAATTTTTTTTACACCTTTTTTAGGCGGCCTTCCTTTAACTTTTCCGTACGTTCCTTTACCTTGTGGCATTTTACTCTCCTTACCATTTAACTTTATTTGACCAATAAGCCGCTGACATTTTTCCTTTAGAAATGTTTTGAGCATGTCTAGCTTTAAACGAACTTCTTCTATTTTTATCTTTAGTAGTTTTAGGGCTAGAACCTGCACCACTCACTCCTTGTTGTCCGAATCTTATTAATTTAATTTTATCACCATCTTTAGCCACAACCGCATGAGATTTTGTTTTGTGTTTAGGAGTTCTTTTTGGCTTATTAATACCAGAAAATTTTTCTCCTCCTCGTTCTATTGCAGTCATCTAACTAGCCAAAGCTGTAAACCCAGCCTCAACGCGCTTAACAAAACCGTCTTCACGATGTCTTGGGTCACGGTAGCGTGGGTCTTTTTGCATAGTTTGAAGCTCTTCTAATGTTAAAGCTCCTTGATGTTTTTCATCTCCACCGTCAAGAGTAGCACCGGAAGTCTTATCTATTAGCTCTTCCATAGCCATAATAAATTCTCCTGAAATAGACTGACCAACAACAGCGTTGTAAGCGTTTTCAGAAAGATTTGCTTTTGACCACATATCTACACGCTCAATTCTAGCGCCAGAATTTTCACCAAGTTTAGCAACTTCTGCTTTTTTATCTGGCATCATTGCAAGTTCGTTAGCGACATAAAGATTAACAACTTGATTGTATTGAGATGGACTTAGACCGATATCGTGAGCCAAAATACCAAACTCTTTTAGTTGAGGGTTGTCTTTATTGAGATTAAATTTTTTACCTTCTGGTACTAGTTCTGTACTTGGCTCAAACACATACTCTTCAGCAGTCTTTGGCACATCTTTACGACTATCTTTCTGTATCTTTGAAGAAATTTCTGCTGTTAAGTCTTCGTGTTTTTTGCCGAAAGCACTGGCAATTTCATTGTAACCTTTACTTAGTTTCTCAACATCAGTTTCACCACGTTCAGCATTCCAATACTTTTCAGGAACATACTCAGGACGTGATGCTGTCTCTGTATCAACTTCTTTAGTTTCAGTCTCGACTGCTGGATTAGTTTCCTCTACAGCCTCGATCATACTTGCACTATCTTCACTCATCGCCGGAACCCTTTCCTAATTCTACACGCTTCTCGATTTCAGCAACTATAAACCGTTGCCCTTCCATATGCATAAGAGTGTCGGGTGTAATGCCCGGGCCTCCTATACTATAGATACTGATTTGTTTAAGATGATTTAAGACAGCTTTACCCGGACCAGTAGTAAATGCGGCTCTAAATAATTTATTCAACTTAACAGTTTCTTGACTCACTTCACGCCGTGGCTTCATTAAGGCATCAACTCCTTCATTTGTGACATCACATCACCAGCACTAGCCCCGCCTTGTCCTGCCATTTCACCTGTCTGTTGAGCAAGCTCTTGAGCTTTTTCTTCTGACATCAAGATAGCAGGATCGACTTCGTACCAAGGCGCAAGTTTCTCTGAGAATTTCCTTGGGTCTACAATAGTCTGAACAGTTGCAGGGCCAAACAATTCTCCGATTGTACGCACATAGTTAATGTGCTGTGAGATATCTTCATTGCGTTGTGCCCTCATCATGGGGGAGACAGCGCGAATCCGAATTTCTCGCCCGTCTATTTGTGGGAGACTGATGCGACCCTGCTTTTTTAATATGTACAGGACTCTTTTCATTAAAGGCAAAACAAGCTCAGCTTGTAGTCTGCCATAAGTACTGCCTAATTGCCTAGATAACTCTCCCATTCTTTCAGCTACCTCAGTAGCAGAGATAGGGGTGCCTTCTCTCCGACCTAATGTTTCGTTATACAACGCTCTATTAATATTATGACGCATATCATTAAGAACTAATTGGGCTACATCAAAAGACCCTGGGAATTGCAAAGGCTCAAGCCCACGGCTACCAGCAGACCGAGGAATAACTGTTCCGGGGATCAAACGAATGTTAGCAGGGTTAAGAACGCCGTCATCATCACCTTGCCATACACCAGAAACAGCAAGTTCGGCATTCTCTAAGATTAATTGGACTGTAAGATTGCATGTTTTGATTGCAGACAAGCCATTAAAGATTGGCCCCCTACCGTATATTTCTCCTGCTGTCTTAGCCCAGCGAAAACTAACCCAAGGATTAGAACCAATCCCTGTATAAGTTTCACTGTGAATTTTATGCTCGCCAGACTTTAGATAAACACAGTAATGATGAGTTTCGTCTATTTCACTCCAATCCCTAGAGCAGACTTCTGACACAGTAATTTCTTTATGAGGCTCCTTTGCAATTACTTCGCGAAGTTCTCTGTTAAGATTACCTTCAGGCCATATAGTCATAATATTATCGGCTCGAACTACTCTTTTTCTGTATTGCGCCCCAATAGAATCATATGGACCCCTCTCTAAAGCTACATGACTTAGGGGGACAGCACTAAATTTAAGGGGATTAATAGCATCTCCCTCTTCTATTGTCATATTACCTGTACCGATAGCTACATCGAGCATAGCTTCGTGAACTTCTTGACTAAAATTGGAATTATTAATGACATCAAAAGCGTAATCAGTTACTTCGTCTAGTTCACCTTGTAGCTGAGCTATTTGTTTTTCATCAAGCTCTCCCATTACTTCGGGTGCTGGTTCTAGTCTAGTCCACCGTGAGTTATTAGGGACAATACCTTGCACCATACGGGAAGCAAATTCCTGAGTACCAACAATAGCAGTCTCGTCAAAGATTAGTTCGTCAGCACGTTGTCCGGGTGATAAATTTGTGAAGCCATTATGACCGGGCATACAATAATCGTAACAGTCCCCCCATATTGGCTCCCAGTTACGCCTTAATCCAAGGGCACGCTCCTCCCCTTCTATCATTTCTCTAATTGTTTTCATTGCCATTAGGTATAACCTCTACGACCGTTAGTGAATAAAGAATTATTCCCTGATCTGAAGTTCCTTTGGGAAACAAGGGCATCCTCTTCGTCATCTTTTAGGGTTATGTTATCTTGAGGCATGTAACCTCTAGGATCTACAGCACCACGTCCTGATGCGCCGGGTATAAATCTAGGGTCATCTTCTTCCCCTAAATTAATATCTTCGGGAGGACTTACGGGTTCTTGTGGCGTACTATATTTAATTGACCCATCAGCATTTCTTGGAGCGCCACGATCAAATCCACCCATTAAACCATTATTTTCAGGTTCTATATTATCGGTTCCTCTTTCATCAGGTCTAGTACTAAGAGCCATAGGACTGCTATCAATTGCTTTTGCTACAGGAACAGAACTAGCAATTCCAGATTTAAAGCCAACTCCTTTTTCGTCAACTGTGATTTGTGGGTTAACTCCTAAAGCCCCTGCAAGTGTTTCAGCGGCCAAGCTTAAACCTTTGCCCACTACGAAAGGCGCACCAAGTTTTGCCATTGCGCCACCCATAAGCAAACCCGGAATGCTAAAACTCGCAGAATTCATATCTATAAAACTTCCCGGGACAACTCCACCCTGAAGATTATTGTATCCTCTACCAGTATTTTGTTCGTCACTGACACCGGGAATTACGTTATCAAAACGCTCTTCAGTATTAGTACCCATCCGATCGCTCTCTTCGCGAGCGGCTGACATGCGACTCATGTTTTCAATAGCCTGATCCGAAGTGCCAGAACCTTTACCTGTCCACTGGTTCATCGCATTATTATAAGTGCGCCCAACATCGGCACTCATAGGATTTAATCCGCCAGAAGTTGTTTGCCCGTACGTGCCGTAAGGTCTGTCTGTTGTTATAGTGTTTGGATCTGGATCACCCCAGCCTTCTTCGCCCGGACGGGTTGTGTAAGCGGAGTTGCTACCATCATCGTCGTCTGATCCTGAATCTCCACCCATTGGATTACACCTTTGTACCTAGTTTATTTTTATCATCGTCATAACCACGATACCCACCAGACATTAAAGACTTAGACCCACGCATTCGTTTTGATCTAGCAAATTCTTCTTCTTTTTTTGCATCTGAAGCGGCCTCTATACGTTTCTTGTCTTCAGCTTTTAACCTGGCTATCTCAGGGTCTTTTACTGGTGCCGCTTCTCTTTCGTCACTTCCAAACCAATCCATTATTTATTCTCCTGCTCGAACATGACTGACCCACCGCGTTTTCTCAACGCACAGAATAATTGATAAGGAGTTACAGCCGGGCAATACTGCAATCCAAGCAAGTGTTTTGCCCAAGTAACACAGTAGATGGGCAATCTGAAATTAAAAGCAATACCATTACTATACTTAGACTCATAAGAAACCATCCCACCGTTTTGAGAGGCTTGATGGAATAACGCCTCAACCTTCTCTCCCCGTAGTACCTCGATATGAAGACGAATCCCAAGCCACTCACAAAGTATCCAACAGTCCATAAAAGGATCATACCGCATAGCGTATACGTGCTGATATCCATCTCTACACACCCACCTCCAAGGTAACGGGAGCGGTCTCATTGAATTGCGAAACCCTACATACCATATGTAGCCCTTAACCCTTTTCTCTGATTCCTCTGACGATTCCAAAAACTGATCTCCGGTTTAATGTTAGTTTGTTTCATCATTCGACCGCCGTGTAAAATGTTTTTACCTTCTCCTGCACCAATAGCCATGTACTGTAGTGCGTCATGTGGGTGCGAATACTTGTTTTTATTAGGCTTGTCTTCATAACGCGCATCACCAGAGACAGAAAGACGACGGTACTGGTACCCGGAACGGAAACCTTGACGCAATGTCTTACAACTAGGGTCAAGAAGTAGCCCCGGCTGACCATCAACCATACGATTTAACATACCCTCAACCGCTTCGATCCTTACAACAGGATCATTGGTATTGGTGGGCAGGGCAACGATGCCATTGGCACGCAAAATTTGAAAGGGTGTGGTTTCGTCCGTTTGGGCACGCTGATCCCCAGCAGGATCACCATAGAAATTAAAGCGATCAGGCCCAAAACCCGGAAAATGTCTTTTAATTTCATACTTTAGAGTCTCCGCAAACCGAACTGTGCCCATATCAGTGGTCACTAGCTCTCTTAATATGTTCCATCTACCGTCTGGTCTGCGCTGTCCAAAGATTGCCGCCGGGGTAAGGCCAAAGTCGATGCCAATAAAGATGTCTAGGCTTTCAATTGGTATTAAACTCTCAGTCGCAACGTGCACTTCATCGTTAAATGTAGGATATACACGCCTTCCCTCATCAATAGTACCCAATCTATTCATCACATACACATCAATCCAGCTTTTAGTCTTACCTTTAATGATGTTGTTGTAGTATTCAGGGGTCAAGTTGCCAGTATTCTCTGAGTCAGGGTTCATTGAGTAGCTTAGAATAGCCTTTCCAGTACTATCAAAGTTCTCAACCATACCTGCTGGCTGGGTAAAGAACTTCCAGTTGTCTGGTTTCTGCAACATGGTCGCTTCTTCTCTAGGAATGTAGTCTGGTATAGGACTTTCACCTGCCATGATAGGCCACCAATGGTCATCAGAGGGTGCATTGGTATCTGCTATTACACCATACCATGTTGGACCCCCATCTTTCATAGAAGGATAGCGCCCACACCGCATAGTACAGCCATCAACAACTGATTTGCTAATTTCTCTAGCCTCATTGATCCATACACCTGTTAGATCCAGCGAAAGAAGCTTGTCTACATCGTCAGGACGATCTAACGCTAGGAATATAACCTCACACTCCACATCACCTATCTTTAGGCTATGGGTAAACGGTACAGACCAGTTGAACTTACCGAAAATTTTTTCAGGAAACCACTCAAGCCAAGTCTTTACGGTAGTTGTTTTTAACTGCGGATTAGTGTTTCTTATTATTGCGAATCGGGTGCGTTTGATTCCATCTTGTCCTGCAATTTGTTGAGACGCTCGACGGAATATCTCGACACAGCAAGCAGACGAGGTACCACTACCCACAGGACCGCGTATACCACGGAAGTAGCTTTCATCTTTAAGGAATGTTTTAAGGACTTCCCCCGCTGGTTTATAAGTAAATTCATAATTCACTCCACTAGACCTTTATCAACGGCCTGTTGTATTGTTTGCTCCCTAACCTTAGGGCCAACGGACTCTATCCATCTATCAAGCTCCCAATCCGAAACCTCATGCCGCTTAGTGCGGACTTTAAACATTTGACGAAGTACCTTTCGGAGCCTCGTCAAGTCCTCATGCCGGAGTTCTGAGCAGAAGCTCATTATTTTTTCTTTAGGGCTTTGATTTTCGGAGCAACAACAGCCTTGTCTACAATACCAACAGCTTTGCTAAGTGCCTTATTAGCCTTCCCACGGCCATCGTCTAAAGTTTTGTGAGCATCGTTAACGGTAGCTTCAAAATCATTAACTAGTCCCTCTAATTTGGCACCCTGGGCAGACCCATCAATAGAACGGTGTAGGCGTTTGCTTAGTTTAATCATTCGCTTCTTCAAAGAACCAATATGCATTGTGTGTAACTCCATAAGTAAAAAATACATCGAGGGGTATTAATTACAGAACAAGGTATAAGCGTAAACGCACAGAATGTATTCAACCTATGAAGGAACATCCTAAGAAAAAAAATAATATTGAGATAATAAGGAACTTATGTTTCATGTAATTAGTATCCTGCGTTAGTGCGATTGCTTTTTTTTAAAATAATTGTGTGTAGTGGACATATACTCGCAAAGACACCGAGTTTTTAACCCCCCCCTACGCATATATACATACACCCACAGCCTATACTACCACATGAATTACACACCATCACTCGAGATCGATACGAATATGTACGTCACCTTGGATGCTATGTACACTACGATCCGGGGGCTTAAACCCAGTACGATCCAGTATGGAATCACTCGCTTGTAACTGTACGTACTCACTCTTCCCCTGCTTAGACAGCCGTATCAGTGTGTTGCTAGCTATTGCACTTGCTCTTGTTAGTCGTTCACCCACCTTCTGCTGTAGTAGCTCTTGAACGTAGGGATCATTCATGGCTTGTACTACCGAAGACCTGTTACAATTCAACGACCTAGCTGTTGCCGAGTGCCCATCACCTGTTGCGACAATGTGTTCGATCATCGATAGTCTCAACGCTGAGATATCCTTCTTTCTCAACTCCTTTGCTTCTGGCTTGGTGACGTATGTACCACTCATATTCCATAGTCCTTTCTATCGTGTCCTGTATGCACATCCCTTAGGGGATATATAAGGGGAATTTACCTAAACCTGTCAAGACAACTTCTGCTTTAACAGTAAACAGAGTTAGTGACTGCTGTCGCAGACTCCCTTGTTAGCAATCCGCGTCAACGCAATTAAGCAAACGATGTAGTATCGTTCACTGAATTACGATGCGCTAGAATTGCCTACTTTCAAGCGCTCAGTTATCGCGCTAGGCAGTGAGAAAGACACTGCCCCAGAGAAAGTATCGAGTATGCTGAACCCCCCTTCACTCGCTACCCGCTCATGAATAGTTTAGGAGCAAGCGCTCCAACGAGCAAAGCTCGAATTGAATCATCCTGTCGGATGATATTATCTCTCTCTGATTAGTGGAACCTGACATACCAAAATTGCCTGTATAGGAGAAGAAATAAAATCACGCACGAGTGCGTCCATGTTGGACTGCTAGCGCAGACTCTTTTTGTCCATGAAATAGAGTTCATGTCCAGACGAGCATGGCATAGATTTTTTTTCACCCGCCCAAGAGCGGCACATTCGTGTCCTAGACAGGCACCACAGCGCGCTTGTGCCTCACCTGATAATCCTGCGTTCCCACTACCCGCACACACTCATCCGAGAAACAACCGCATAACGGCGGTCGTCCCTCAATCGAGGTGCTCTGAGCGCACTGTTATTTCTGGCATGTCTGACCCCCCGAATCATCCCGAGATTAGCTTGGGAGTTTCAACTAACAATGGAGATTACAATGCGTATCAACATATGGTTCTTTCTAATAAACGTTTCTTTTTTCTTCTACAATTTCATCTTCATCTTAGCAAACTTAGGAGTATTATAATATGACTAACGAATTGGATCTACTTATACAGCACCATGAAGAACTGCTTGCGGAACGTGATACAGTACAACGTGAGCTGAACTACCTCATCATCTCATGGCGTGATGGGCTGACATCTATCGACGATGACCTTATGATCTCGGTCACTACCGAGCGTCTTGATTGGATCAGCCAATCAATTGCAGACATCGAGTATGAATTGCACGAATGTTCTGACAATGCGTGGGACAATCGTATGGTATATGGTGTTGCACGATGATGTGTGTGGGGAGTTTAGTAACGGGGTTACGTCCCCCCGACTCCCCGCTTCATGCCAGTGTGAGTGTCGGTGTACAACAACTAATTGCGGAGCCTCCGCTACGCCAGTGCCGCAACAAGTTGCGCGGCGCGCTGTCCCAATTAGATGTTGACACCGAGAGTCGCGCCGTAGCGGAGCAAGTGCTCCGTCACGGTTCGGCGCAACCACAACACTACTGGCAATTGCGGTCCATCGGGGGAACGCTTCCCCCGTTGAGAATAAACTCTGATCTTAAACTTTAACATATAGGAACTACATTATGACAAAATCAAATGGAACTACTGACGCATCTAACATGAACATTGTTAACTTAGATTTCACACCAATGCTTGATGCCAATGACATTGGTACCACGTCCGAGCGCGACAATGGGCAGACCAATCCTTACGCTCACGTTGGTTACTCAATTGTAATGACCAACCTGTTGCGTGGACTGTATGCCGCACAGCTCACAGCCAAGAATCACTATGACCGTACCGAGGAGCAAGAACGAGCACACCATGTCAAGCTTGGCGGCGACCGTGACATCATCGAGTCTGATGATATGGCTGACAACTTCCGCAAGCGCGTAGCTCAATCGAAGATCCAGTGGTACAACATCACGTGCATGGTTGATGAGATCCAGTCTAAATTCAAGGCAATCACGCATGAAGAAGCAGAGTCCTTTGCAACATGGCTGGCTAACAAAGAAGCATGGGCACGCGGCGAGCGCAAGCCCGTTGCAACCACTGTTGACCGTAAGAAAACCACTGCGCTTGCATCAATAGCTGATGAAATCAACGTCGCTTAACAACCTCCTAAACCTTGGGGCATCGAGGCTTAACCGCTTCGGTGTCCCCTTTTTTTTGCTCGAGCATAGAATCGTATGAAGGATACGATACATTAGTTACGTACACAAAGCATTGTGTACTCAGAAAACCACAGGAATAAGGACGGCTTACTGCCGAGCATTTATACACAGTAAACAACCACAGACGACAACAGAAACAACAACAACAACAACAGAAACAACAACAACAACAACAGAAACAACAACAGAAACAACAACAGAAACAACAACAACAACAGGGGTCTCCTTCAAAACTCGGAGGTGCAAATTCTGTCGTAACAGGAACCCTTCCCTTTTTATTTCTTATATGTTTGGAGAATTTCTATGTCAAAAATTCCTGAAACAAACTCAAAAGTTAGAGCACGTGCCTATGTCAAAGTAATTAATGAAGTAGCCATAAACTTCTACGACTTTGGATGGGATGGCTGGGTTGAAACATTAGATCCTGATGAGAAGATGTCTATAATAGCTGGTGCTATGACAGTTAGAGAAGCTGTCGTTATAGCACAAGATTGGGTTGTAAATTACACTGAGTCAGAAGCTATCGGTGCAGAAAACTCTGCGTTGTATGACACAGGTGACGAGAGTGCAGACAAAAGATACCAACACTACATCCAGAACTATAAGTCTAACCTATACATGAAAGAGTTTCAGAAGACACTGAGTGGACTGTTACCTTACGATCTCCTTGTCTTTGAAAAAGAAACTGAAGGTTGAGTAGCCTGGAATCTTGGTCTGACTTTGAACTATGGATAGCATTAGGCTCCGCTATTATATCGTGGGTAGGTATGTCTTACTACATAACCAAAGGAGAATAACTTGAAAGAACTATACGAAGAAGTAACTACATTTATTATCGACAGGCTATTACAAATAGAAGAGACAGGTGATAGCGAACGTTGGTTGACACCTTGGAAAGGTACCGATGTTGGTGTCTTCCCTATTAATATGTTCACCAACGCACACTACACAGGCATCAATGTACTTCTGTGTTGGATGGCATCGATGCATCGTGGTTTCCCTTGTAATAAATGGATGACCTTCAAACAAATGTTACAGTATGGTGCGGATAATAACATAGAGCTATCAGTTAAAGGTGAGAAAGGCACCAAACTTATCCGTGTCATAGAGTTTAAACCAAAGGACTCTAAGCCTGATGATCCATATCTCAAAAGATCCAGATCATTTACTGTATTTAATGCCTCTCAAATAGCGGGGCTTACAGACTACTTAGATTTTTCTACTGATACACTGACCCCTATCACACACGAGTACGCTCACACCTTCGCAAAAGCTACGCAAGCAGACATCAGGGATCATCCTAACCAAGCGTTCTATGCAACACATGAAGATTACATTGGCCGACCACCTCTTGATTCATTTCTAAGTGAAGAGTTATATATTGCTACACTATTCCATGAGCTTGGGCATTGGACCGGGCACAAGTCACGACTTGATAGAGACCAGACAGGTACAAAGCGTAGCAAAGAGTATGCATACGAAGAGTTAGTAGCTGAAATTACTAGCGCTTTCTTTGCCCAACACTTTGGACTTGACGGTAAGCTACAACATGCTGAGTATCTCCATCACTATATTAATATACTCAAGTCTGACTCCACCATTATCAAGACAGCATCAGCAGATGCACAAAAAGCCTATGAACATCTTCATAGTCTTCAACCTACTGCCTTAGATATAGCAGTGTAATTATAAAGGAGTAACTTATGATTAACGAACAAGAGTACTGGTCACCTCAACAAGAGACTGCGCTTGCTAATCTAATAGACCATTTGAACCATTGGAATAATAGACTTAGTGCCTTCATTAAAGAAGGTAAAACATTAGAGGCTTCTAATGCTAAGCAGACTATTGCATGTATTGAACTTGAACTTAATAGAGTAGCGAACACAGCATGAATGAATTAACAGACACAACATCTGATGAGGTGCTGAAAGAAAACCAGCACAAGTATTTAAAAATGATAGAGGATAATGCTTATGAACCTGAAACAAACTGATGATCTTACTACAGCACAACGAACTAAACTACGTGAGAAATGGAGACAAGCACACACTGAAGGGCTTAGTTTTTATGGCTTCTTGAACAAGGTTAACCCTGAAATTCAAGGTGCTGTTACTGTTGAGTGGTGTGGTATGGTACTATGTATCGAAACAGATGGACACTGCCACACTTAATGTTAGAAATAATAATACAGTTACTGATACACATACTGCTAGGGTAAATGTTTCTCTATGAAATGGTCAGCTAAAAATAATTGAGGGCCAGATGCTATGACACACACCTCATTGTCTACACTAGTACGTGCTATTAACATCCATTTTAAATTACTGTCTCGATACACTTCAATGACATGACCAGACCTATCCATTGTACCAAGTAAGAATACTTTTTGTTCGTTAACTAATAAATCTTTAAACAGTTCTGTATCTAAACACATCATCTCTAAAGATCGTGACTCTAAACCCTGAGCTTTGTTAGTGTATAAAAATATCCATGCTATAAACAAGCAGGTGAAAACTATTAATACATTCTTAACTGTGTTCATCAATTTGTTTTAACCAATAGCTTTTAATATCTTCGCGTGACATCTGTGTAAACATGCGCTCACGCTGTCGAACAGGGTCATCAAATCTTTTAGCATGACCATGAACTACTGACATATAGTTAGAGTTAACTCCTTTACCTGCGTGCTTTAATATCTTACTCATCCTGTTCATCTCTATGCCTTTCAATTAATACAGATAATGATGGGTGTCTCATTATCTCTTGAAGAAGACTGAACTCCATGACAACCAAAGGTTCTTTCCTGTCTTCAATAAGGAACAACAACTCATGGTCTCCCAAATATTTTTGAACCATCTTCCAAAAAACATTAGATGTCTTTCTGCATTTGACTTCGGCAGTAAGTGTTCGGTTAAACAATCCTTTAATATGAAGGTCACCACTGTACTCACCACCCAAAGCGCCAGACAAAGGTACGCGAGAACACACCAAACCCATCTCATTAAACCTGTCACGTATTTTATACTCAGCCCTATCACCTTTCTGTTTAGACTTGCTAGTCATCAAGATCCTCCAATGGTATTAAGTCTATAGTGCAAGCTAAACAATCTATCCATCTACCAAGAGAAGAAGCATGAGGTGTTCTAATCCCAGCCTCCCACTTACCACACAATCCATAGGTTGTATTAAGTAGGTCATCTACATCTGCTTGAGTAAGACCCAATTCATTTCGGCGATCAACTAATTTTTCTATAATCAATGTAGTAGAAAATAATTCTTCTTCATCAATTGCTCTCATATCAGCAAGCCATACTTGTAATTTGGTCATAGACTAATCGTGCCGATCTATCACTAGGTGCAGTAGTTCTATTCATCCACCTATAATAAGTAGAGTCAGGCAACCCCGCGTTAAGACACGCATGTTTCAATGGGACATTGCATTGTAATGCGTGAGTTTGTAATTGTTCTAAGTAACAGAAAAAATGTTTCATGCAAACAAGCTACTGCACTTACGCTATTCTAACAAGACAACTAATAAAACTAAATAGTATATTATTTAAACCTCCGAACGCGGCGGCTTCACGGCCAGAGCCGCCGGATTCGGAGGTTTAATTAAACTTGTAACTTGCACTAATGCAGGTTACTATAACATTTAACTTGGGAGATACAGTATGAGTTTAGTAGACGCTTTACCAATTTTAGACATCGAGCAGACAGTACGTACTGCTGACATTAAGCATAAAAGAATGGAGACTTGTTTTAAAATACTCGATAGATTGCATGACCATGCTGAAGACCAGCTTGTTGGTGAGCCAATGCACACACAGCTTCATCTCATTGAAAATCTTAGAGCTGACATCCTTATGTTGGGAGCTACTTAATGAACAAACCTCCAGAGTCTAACTCGTTCAGTGATGAACAGATATCTAACCGTCGCAAAACTATTGGTGCTTCAGAGATAGGAAGAATCATGGATGGTAAATGGTTAGAAGTATACGAACAGAAGTTAAACCTTGTACCTCCTGTAGATTTAAGCACTAAGTTTGTAGTCCAGCTTGGCATACAAACAGAACCATTCAATATAGCATGGAGAATGTACTCTGACCCTGAGTACTTTACTGAATCAGATCGTAGACTAAACCAAGGGCCAGTAAATAAACAATCCCTCGCCACCTACATACACCCTAAGTATAAGTTCTTATCTGCTACACCAGATGCATGGTGCACTGTACATGATGAGCCGGGTGTCATGGATTGCAAACACACCAACCCTTATGCGTATGGAAATTATGATAAGCCAGAAGATAGAGTACTCGACACATACAAGTGGCAGATGCAACAGCAGATGATGTGCACTGATACCAGGGTATCTATAATCTCTCCTATCTATGGCAATACAATAGGTGATGCTATTATATACCATGAAAACAAAGCCTTACAGAAACAGATCATCAAAGAATCATCTGCTTTTTGGGAGCACGTTAAACTAAAGCTACCTCCTTTAGATTCAGGTGGAGTTAAGAGTGAGAAACTAAAGGTTGATACATATAGATCCATCGATGAAGAAGAAGTAGATGCTAGTAACTATGGATCAGAATGGAACGAGCTATCAGAGATGTGGTTAGACACAATCAAATCAAAGAAAGAGAATGAGTCTGCAACTAAACAGTTAAAGAAAATTGTACCTGATGATGCTCGATCTGTAACAGCTAACGGCATAAGAATATCCCGATCAAAGAACGACGCATTAAAAATTTCTCCAACATAATATAGAAAGGTATTAATATGTTTACTCACAAGTATCGTATATTTGAAAGAGTTAGAAATGGATCAAAGGTTCTTTGGTTCGACCAAGAACTTGGAAGATTCTATCGAACACTAGCTGGCGCTAAAGAATATTTAGTATCAGCAAGATTTGATAACCCTAAAAAAGTAGGAAAAAAATTCATACCTTTAGGTGATGGTATATGGAGACAACAAACAATTGCTGAAATGAAAGCAGATCATGAGCAACCTTAAAGAACAGTGGTGGAAATTTCATAAAGATAATCCTCATGTCTACGAACTGTTCAGTAGCTACGCATTCAAAGCTATTAACACTGGGCGCAAGCACTACTCCTCTCGTACTATAATAGAATTAATCCGTTGGCATAACGACATTGAAACTAACGACCAAGACTTTAAGATCAATGACCATGTTGTGCCTTACTATGCCAGATTGTTTATGCATCTTAATCCAGAACATGAAGGCTTCTTTGAACTACGACAACTACGAAACTAGAAAGGAAATGCTATGGCTTCTTTAGACTCTAAGCATATGTCACTATGGAATCAGGTCTGCGTTACTGATCCTAATAGTACTAAGAAAGTTAACCAACGCGGTGGCTTCACAGCCATAGATCAGATGTCGCAGGTGCAGAAAGCTACCGAAGTATTCGGACCTTGCGGTACTGGATGGGGATACAGCTACACTCTTATCTTCCCTTCAAACGATACTATCATTGCTGATGTTGAACTATGGCATGGTAGTAGAGAACAAACTGTTCGTCAGTGCGGACAAAAATCTTTAGGTACTGGACGAGTAGATGAAGACGCGGCTAAGAAAGCTGTGACTGATGGTGTAACAAAATGCTTGAGCTTACTTGGGTTCAATGCTGATGTGTTCCTTGGTAAATTCGATGACAACAAATACATACAACAAGTAACAAAAGAATTTGCACCTAAAGTACCAGAGATTAGCAAAGCTTTAGTCACAGAACTGCATGAATTAGTGGCTGAGTTTGACGACGCTGATGACCAAGCTCAAGTAGACGTACTAATTGTTAAGAGTAAAACACTAGCTGTTAAACTTGAGCCGTATGCTGAACAAACCAACGAACTAAGACGAGCCTATTCAGGCGCGAAACAAAGAGTCATTAATAATGATGACTCCACACCACAACCTACATAAGGAGATACAGTATGGGTTTAAAATATATCAAAGATGTTGTTGCTACTACTGGCAAGTACATCAATGCACAAGGCGAGAGCAAGAATAGTTACCAGACCTGCGGTAAAATGTTTGAGCGTGACGACCAATCTATTTGCATAAAGCTAGACGCTATACCACTTGGCAATGAGTGGGATGGATGGATGAATATGTACGAGAAGAAAGAATGGGCAGGAGGGGGCGGCGCTACCCAAGCGCAAGCCGCACCCGCTGGGCCAGCATCAGAGAAAGATGACATCCCTTTCTAAAGCACTGAGTATGTGACCTGGTACACCAGGATAAGCTACTTAGGCTGGCAAGTGAGAGAGGTGGGGAGCTAGAGAACTCCTTGCCTCTCTTTACTACGGAGGAAAAAATGAAAGACGAGCAATACCAAACAGAATACTTTGAGTTCTGCAACAAGATAGAACTCCAGTACAACGGACCAACACCTCCGTGGTACAAGAACGAATGGAGCAGAAGAAAAGAATTTGAATCGCAAAGGACTAGCCAACCAGAAAAAAAAGTTAAGCTAAGCAGGACCGAATACAACAGAGAGTACCAAAAAAAAAGAAGAAGAATACCAGATGACATGATGAACGGACGCAGACCTAAGTCCGATGTTGATCCGCAACGACCAGACAAACCACGTAAATGTATGGCATGTCGCGCTGAGTTTATGCCACGCACCAACACACTATTCAGGTGTGATGATTGTCGCAGACTACATACTGCTAACCCACCAGCGCATACTGAAATAATCTACTAACCGAAAGGACAACCAGTGCAAACTATAACTCTACATGACATAAAAGAAATAGAGCATCACACTAACTCTATCCCTGCTGATCCTGATGGGTCACATGGAAAAGTTACTGCTACTCACATTGAGTTCACAGATAGTAGACATAACCTTTCTGAATTAACGTTCTATCAAGAAGGTGAAATCAAATGGGAGATTATAATTAAAGAGCTGAAGCCAAAGAAGGATAACAAATGAGCAAGTTATCTTATTTATTTACTGACATACTCGAAGTAAAAAATACTTGGCGTGACATGCGTAGTGTTGACAGTGAAGCAACAGCAGAACAGCTCAAGAAAATGCTGTCTGCTATTGATGACATAACCCCCTATCAAATCAATGAAGCCTTTGATAGGATAGTGAAAGACATACCGTTACCTACGTCACCACTGCAAGATAGGTATGATACATACTTAGCTTTCACAACAGAAGAAAACCCAAAGACTTACGATGAATGGTTAGGTATATAACAAAGGAGGACTAATCTATTGGGATAAATTTATATGACTGCCCTTGGTGTGGAGCATGGACTCGCCCCATACTACCTGAGTATTTATGCAGAAGATGTAAGCGTGAGCTGGGTGATCTACACTTTATTACCGACGAGTCAGACCCGGAGGTGCCATCGCACGATCACCAAACCACCAAACAATTGCAGTAGATGTAGAGAAAAATATACTATAGATCATATACCGTATGATATCTTTGATATCTCCTTGATCAAATATCATTAACACATTGCCTTTGCCTTCAGTTATACCTGACCACACCCACCAAAATAATAATGCAGATAAGACAATCAAACTTAAAGTAAGTATAGGTCTGAACAAAGAACGTATATCATTGACTACTGTATGCACACTACTAGCGGCAACGACAGTCTTGTAGCTAGCTTCAAGTCCTTTCCAAGATCCTTCTGACTGTGCTATTGCTAGCTCGTTCTCTGTCTCACGATCTCCTGCTTCCATGTTAAGCTTACGAAGCTCTATCTCATGTTTCCAATCTTTATCTTTCTGAGCGTTAGCTTGACGCTGTTGCAGGTACTTAGTACCCACACCTATTAGACTACCCACTAAACCAAACAGCCCACCTGAAGCAACGCTAGCTCCTGCACCTAAAAGACTACCAATGATTTCCATACTTTTTTTCCTGACTTAGTTGACCAACGCCTGTTCTTTCTAGCGTCTACATGAACGAACGAACCATAGAAACCAAAGGTAGAATACCCATACTCTCTGAGTATCCCAAGTAGTTTGGCTGGATCACGGTTTCGGATTGAGATGTCAAAGGCAACACGCACTTTATGTTCACTACGGACTGCTCCTCCGATTTTATTACTCGCGTTGTAGAAGGCACAACGCCTTGCACTGTTAATTTGTACTGGTTGATTAAGACTTCGTCGCAGGTGTTGGATGCCGTCAAGCATCCACTCATCATGGTAGTACTCACCACAATGAGGACATGCAAACTCAACTGCTTTAAAGTTAGGCCACCTACTTTCCTCCCAAGGTGCTTGTGAAAAATGTCCATACTCCACTATCTATCCCCCGTTAGTTGTTGGATGACTGCCATTATGGATACCCATAAGGTTATCAGTATCGCGACGAAGAGAAGTAACCCTATGCTGTAGTCCCTCCAGTTCTCTCGACACAGCTCTCATCTCTGTAGGACTAAGCATCCCACCTAGAACACCAACTTGGTGTTTCATTACTGCATCTCCTGACTCAGTTGCATCTAGCCTTGTGTTAAGAGAAGCAATCTCTTTGACTACTAACTTTAGATCCTCTTGAATACGAGCCACAGTGCTTTTGATTACAGCCCATGTGCCAGCTAATCCAGCTAGTACAGTAGCAAAGGTGAGAAGCTCTCTTGCACCGAACTCCATTATTTTCTAGCCCACCAAATGTAAGCACCAACACCAGATAAAACTACTACTAAAAAAACATACCCAGCTACAGTTTCTAATATTTTGTATAGCTTCTCATTTGCTTCTTGTTTCTTTTGTGTTTCTTTTTTCTTCTCTTTGTTATGTTCTTCTATTCTTATTCTTCTCTCTTCAACAATCTCATCCCATGTATCAGGACCGAACCTCTTATTAATCATACGTCGAACAAGTTGTAGCTGTTCTTCAGCTAATCGTTCATCAATTGTTTCTTTAGCTATTGCGCCTAATGAAAACTTATTTGCTGAAGCTCCTAGTTTTCTACCTATAAAGTTATCCCATTTAGTAGCAATCGGGTGAGACTTTGTGTGTACTTCTTTAGTCCCTGTGATGACGGAATCTATTTGGTCAGCAATCTCTGACACATCTTGGCAAGTTCCTATAACGCCTCTGATTGCTTTGACTGCGCTGTTAATCAAACTTAAACCAGCAAGGGTTTCTGCAACTACCATATTCTAAGGCTTTGGAAAGTCTGTCTTAACTTTGTCCACGATAACTTTCATTGCAGTTTCAGCATCTCCACCTTTCCACAAGGCATCCAATTGATCTCCTATTGCAGGATAAGCATCTACTCTTTTTTCTACGTAAGCAGTAGCCACCATCATTGCATCGTACTCAGTTTTCCACGTAGCTATGTCTGCGTCTGAGGGAATACCATCAGGAAACTCAGTTATAATTCCATCTCGCGTAACCATGCCTGATTGGTAGTTATGTTTCCAATTAATGATTGCGCCCATGTCATTTAATTTTGTTGCCATTATATTTTCCTACGCTGAAATTTCTGTAACAATTAAAGTTGAATGTGGGATATCTCCTCCAATTGGACTAGCAGATGAATATCCGTTAACGGCAATAAATCCACTGGAGTTTGCTACTCGCAATCGAATTGTTGTTGCATTGGTTGTTCCGGCAACAATGATAGTAGAGATAGAAATATCATTTGAATAATGAGTATAGTTATAACTAGTAGCGAGTGCATTTGCAGTGGTATCTTGGAATATTCCCCACGTTTTGTAATTTTCCGTTCCACCAACTGTACTAAAAAAATCAATCTTCAGTAAATTCGAAGCATGTGCAGGTGTAATTGCTTTCGTAAGTATCTCTACTCCCTCCGTAATCTGCATTATAGAATCATCAAAAGCACATAAATTTGTTGAAGTTATATACGCATGATTTGTTGCATAAAGAACTTGAAGGATTTTACCAGGGGTAGGAAGCCCAGTTACTCCAGCTACTGATGATATAAGGTCTGGACCGACTTGAGTTAAAGACATGCGTTTGTTCTCCTAAGAAGATTTTAAACCATACATGCGGATCGTGCCGCTAGCTACGTTACCAGATGCGAAGTAGAACTTGATTGCGTTGACAGCGGCAACTGTTTTGAACATTCCTCCACCCGTATTTCGTTCAAAACTAGCACCACCGTTATCACAACGCCCAAGTTCAATTTGGATCATTGTCTTTAAAGACGACGATGCAGGATCACATATCCATATTCGCCCAGAACAATTCTCAGCCGCACCGCTACCCCAATTACCTCTCCCGAAAGGAAGTTGAGCCGCCCCCGTAGAATATATGTAATTACTTGCAGATAGACTGGAATGTAACCACTGGAATTGATAACCATAGGTTGATCCTGCTGAGTAAGAAGAACCACCATCAGTAGACATCTGGCAATACATAGTATTCGTATCACTAGCAGGAAGAATCGCTTCAACCTCAAACATATATTGGCTATAAGTAGAACTAATCCCGCTTGTGAAAGCTATTGATGCCGATGAAGATGCAGTAACGCTGGATATAAAATCTAAACCAGATGCATCTGGAATAACTCCACTAGCAATAACGCCACTTGTTACTTTAGTTGCGGACATTAGTTTACCACCGTTGGCCAATCGGCAGAATTATCAGCCGTGTATGTTGCAGGGTAATTCCTCAACGCTAGACGATAGGCTTTTCGTGAACTTGACATTTCGGCGTTATCAGAAGCTCCCCACCAATCGGTGTTAGATAAGAGCAGATCACGATCTCTCCTGATCTCTGCCATCTTACGAGCGTCTGCACCTGATGCCCACGTAGCCTCTTCAGAATCTCTAGCTGTTTCTTCTTCTGCTGTGAAGGCCACGTTACCGTCTTGTGTTGCGTGGTATCGTGTCATGTTAGTCTCCTATTGTTAAAATTAAGATTTATTTAGCCCGTATAAACGAAATTCACCCGATGCAATACTACCAGAGGACATCAGAAATTGGAGCGCTGTCACAGGAGTGGCAGTCGCCCAGCCACCAGAAAAATTGGATCTAGACAATCTTGAGCTTGACTGAGTATGCCCCCATATATTTCCATATATACTTGTGAAACTTGTCGCATCAGCGGGATCTGCTAGAAAAAATTGACCATGAAGAGTCTCACCTGAAGCTGTGCCGGCTTCTCCGATACCACCCGTACCGTTAATCTTGGAATCAGATTCATTAGCACTATTGGCGGCAAGAACTAAGTAATTTGTTGCTAAAAACTGGCCTAACCACTGGTAGCCTGACGTTTGATAAGTTGTGGAACCTGTTCCAAATCGGATCCAGACAGCTTTATTATCAACGGCAGGAATTAAATTACGAAAAGTAGCCATGTACCTGTCATAAGTGTCGTCTAATCCAGTGAAACTTATAGTCGCTGATGAACTAGCAGTAGCATACGAAATAAATGACCATGCTCCCCCACCAGCATTTTCAAAGGCAGGAGGACTGCCAGCACCAGTTGAAGTTAACACTTGCCCGTCATTGCCCGTAGCCACAGCCACGGGATTCCCGCTGGCATCATAACTAATGACATTTCCGTCTACGCCCGATGCCATCTGCCCTAGACCAATAGCGTTGTCAGCTACAGTATTGACCACACCTGTCGAAAAATACTGGATAGTTGTGCAGATGTTTGTACCAGAAGGTAGAGTGCTAGTAGTTGTTAGTGTTGCACCACTTACGTTAAAGTCTATGCCAGGGGTTTGTGCTACACCGTTTACAAACAAAAGTGTAGCGTTTGTAGTTCCAGCAGAATCTAATGTCAGTGATGTGCCACCACCATTGTGACGTTTTACTTGAGGGTTGAGTTGAGATAGTCCTGTTAGGTAATTACTCATTTAATCCCCCTTCGGAAAATCAGATTTAACTTTGTCACAAGCGGCGATCCAAGCATTGTATTTAGTATTGTTACCCTTTTCCTTATCGTGCAAAGCTTCAAGGAAATGATTGATGGGAGGGTATTGAACTCTTCGAAGTAACGTATAGTCTGCCATAATATTTCCTAACTTAATGCAGTAATAAGTAATGTTGGTTTAATTAGATGGTTTGCGCCAACACCATCCCAATAAGTTGTTTGATGAATTTTGCATTGATAGCTGGAAGCCATGGCTCGGCATTGTAACTTTATAATTTTCCCTGATCCCCAGCTTGCTACTTTTCCAGTAGCGGCTACGTCTCCGTCTCCAATTTTAAAAATCCATTTGTAAGTATCCATGCCATCACCGAGACTATATGTACTAGAAGTTCTCCGACCATTAGTAACCTCCGCTCCAGCAAGTGTAAGTTTGAGAAGAGTCCCTACACTTGCGTCTACATATCCCCAGCCGAAACTAAATTCATAAACGACAGATTTTGTTCCAGAAGGAGGCGTGTAATTAATACTGGAACCAGTTAAATCAACATAGCTAGTACCAGTTGTTATTGGAGCAGTAACATTTGTTGATGTATAACTGCCACTACTAACGACTGTTGTACTTCCATCACAGACCATCGCTAGAATCTCTTTAACATTGCTTCCAGCTAATGCTTCAAAAGCTGGAGGACTTCCAGCACCAGTAGAAGTAAGTACTTGCCCATCTGAACCAGTGGCAACCGCCACAGGATTTCCTGAAGCATCAAAACTAATGAGATTTCCATCTGTACCACTTGCCATCTTAGCCAAGGTAACAGCGTTATCAGCCACGCCTGTGTAAGCTGGATGTTCGCTGGCGTAACGACACTCTATTTTAGCAGTACCTGTAGGCACAGCGGCATCAAAAGATAGTGTCGTTCCTGATACTGAGTACGTATCGTGATGTTGCGTGACACCATCGAAAGTTACAATAATATTATTTTCACTCCCAGGGTCTGTAGATAGAGTTACAGATGTTGATGATCCATCATTGAATCCTACACCGTCAGCATACACATCCACTGTAGGTGTAACTAATTCTCTAAGTCCAGGTGAGACACCTGTGAGATATGCCATATTAAGTCTGCTTCAAATAAGAGAGTGTAACTTCAAGAGAACTATTGGCTTGAGCATCCATCTTTAAGTACATTCCAGCGGTCATAATTAATTTACCCATGATTGGATTAAATGCATCATTCACTGGGATATTAACTTGCTTACAAAGTATTGCGTTAGATCCACCCCCGCTTGCGTAGACCGTAGCAGTCACCCATGCGGCAGTAGTAGCATGAACATTAGCTATGTTACATCCTATTATTGTTAAAGTTTCACCACCTCCAGCAGTCAACACAGTGGGATCACTGGTAGTTAAGTCTGCGAAAGTGGATGTTAGTATGTCTGCCATTTTCTTCTCCTATCCTAAAGCTATTGCTAGTCCAACTCCTACAGCACCTTGCGATCCAGTAGCACCTGTCGATCCTGTAGAACCAGTTGGCCCAATCATAGAAACTGCTGAAGGCCATGAACCACTTGCCTTTGGGCCGTAAAGATTCTTTGCACTACTATCAATATAGAAATCGCCGTTAATCCCTGTACCACTAGAAGGCCCACTTGTGCCGTTTAAGACTACATTACCACGACCTATTAAAGTAAACCCGGAGGTGCTTAACTGTAAACTTTGAGCTGTTGATGTCGGCACTGGTAGAGTTAATGCGTATGTACTTGCATCAGTTGATGCGCGGCCAACTTTACGATCTATATTTTCAAAAGCCTGTTTAAACAACACGATCGTTTTGTCGATCCATGTGTTTAATGTGTCTATATTAAAGCCACCAGTTGTTGGAAAGTCTGTTGCTCGAACAGGTGATATGTTTAATTCTAATACAATTGCATCAGAAAGTGTAGCACCACTAGTTAAAGTCATAGTGCCGCCTTGAAAGCCACCAGTATATGTTGTTGAACCGCTAATATTATAATGCGTTGATATACTTAACTTTGTTCCTTGTTTATAGACATCTATGTCCGCAACATCAAAAAACTCAAACGGTATACTAAACGCTGTTTGACCTGCTGTTGCCGTATATTTAGCTATAGTAGCTGTACTACCGATTGCAATATGTGCCATATTCTAACTCCGCTTCTGTCTCAAATTAAGTTAAAGAGAATAAAACTACCACGCACAGAACGAAACCTATTCATTATCATCGCCTTCACCTATGCTACCTGCTGATCTTTGTAACCGATCTACCGCCCAAGAAAACCAAATAAGATTATTAAATGGCAGTAATCTTCTAATAGAACGCGCCATATCTTGACTATCTGCGTTTGGATTTAGAATAGAATTAAACAAATCCCCACCTAGAGAAGCTACTGGACCGCCGACTTGTCCCGTTCTTTGTGCTAAGTTGGGATTCTGAAAAAAACTGTCTATACCTAAAGATGGTCTAAGACCTAGTTTATTACCGCTCATAACTTCGATCATATTATTAAGATCAAACATTATTCCAGTAGTCCCAGAATATTCTATTGCTTGAACTAGCCTGTCCAAAGAAGTGAAATCTCTCTTATCGTAACTTGGGGATTTAACTAGGTCTACAAAGTAACCCATGGCTATCATTGAAAGAATCCCATGAAAAGCTTTGGCATCACGTTGCTGTAAACCTGCTAATAGTGTTCTGTGTGTGGCTGAGAGACCAAACGATTTGAACTGTGTCATAAGACTGCCAACAGGCGTACTCATAAAGTTTAACTTCTCTGCTGGCCCCGGAGTTACAACAGCATTATTAATCTCGTCTACTAAGCCTACACGAAATAGCTGTTTTATTTCGTCATCGCCTTTCCAGTTTTGTGTGTTAGCCAGGTGTAGTGAATTACCTTTAGTTGACCCAGCGGCCACCCATTGCTCAGCAATTCTAACAGCCTCGTTAAGACCTATACCAACTTTAGTTAATGCGTTACGTTCAGCGGTTGTTAGTACACCTTCATCACCACGCATAACTCTTTCTGCTGTTCCTTGAGGTGTAACCTCGTCAACATATTTTAGAGGATTTTTTCCTTCTATGTTTGCCCACTTAACAGAAGTACGTATCATTTCAGATTGAATCATAGCTCCAGAAAAACGTTTCATCATATCTGTGTAAGGAGACAAAGCATTCAATATAAACATTTTATTAACACCTGCATCGAGCAGACGCTCTACCATTGTATTACCACCAAAAGATCCATCTACATCAAAGAACGCTTCCCAACGCCCATGTAAAGCTATCTCAGCCGCTTCTCCTGCTTGCTCTACTTCTTTACCTGCAACTTTAAATTCTTCTGCCGCTATGGTCATCCTATCAAAACCATGCTTGAAAGACCTCTGAAGACCAACAGACATAACTGTTCGTCCCATATCAGCAAGTGCCGCTATACTAGCTTTGCCCATAAGAGCTAGGACCATTGCATTTTTAAGGCCGCGCACACTTCTTTGTCCTACTGAACTTGGATCAACAGGCATTTTATAAACACCAAGAACTTTTTCTTTAAGATCAAGCATTGCTTGCATAACCTTCTTAGCTTCCGCAGTTAATTCTTCGGCTTCTTTTGCGCTACTAGCGTTATGTATCTTCTCATCAAATCGAAACCGCATGTCTTCCATGAACCCTTTCATGGTTGCGTCACCAAATTCATTAGACATCTCTATAGATGCCGCCATGCGTCTATGATAACGGCGAATCATAATTTCTGGATCTGTCTCTATAAAGTCTGCCACACCATTATTTTTTTTAAGTAGCATCTTATTTGGTATGTCTACTAAACGCTCTCTAGCGGCAGTAGATGCTCCAAAGTTAAGACCGTCTGGCTCTCCCCTCGAAGCTAAACTATCTATCTCATCTAGCAAATCTTTAAATTTACCGTCTGTTCCTATATGGTTTATCTTTACAAAGTCATGCAGAAACTCTCTGGCAGTAACTAGGTTCTCTGCTTGAGTAACTTTCTTAGAAAAGATTACATCTATTTTTTCTAGCGCAGAGCCGATAGCCGATTCAGACATTCTTTGCTGAGTCATTGCATCTTTTAATGCTACTTTAATATCATATTGAGTTTTCTGACCCATTATGCTGGCAACTGTTCGGTTAGCTCTAACACCTGTAGTATCAGTCTTTACATACCAATCGTCTAAAATCTTTACAAAGGCATCCCTATTAGCAGTAATTACATCATGTTTCCACATCCTAGACCAGTGACCGAATTGTTTTTCCCCTTCTGCTTTCGGACCAATGCCTTTAGCAGTCTGGTCATCAAAGAATTTTAATTGACTTTGTGTAGTCACTATCTCGTCCATTAACTCCTGTTGTTTTTTTAGTCTGTCTTGATAAATTGCAACACCTTTGTTAGAAATCTCTGCTGTTGGTTTATTAATAAAAGACAAACGCTCTTCTGCCGAACCAAAACCTTTAAGAAGGAACTCTATTTCTCCTGCTTCTTGACGGAATCTTTCTAGGTTTTCAGCTTGGAGTTTACTTAGACTTGGTTTGGACTCTAAATCATCGATCGATTTTCTTAACCAATTTATACCCACAACAGATTGATCTGCTGTTCCTTTACCTGAAATATACTCAGCTTGCCTTGCAACAGATGCATCTGCTCGAGGAATGGAATTTTCTTCTATGAACTTTAATCTTTTATTTAATCTGGCTTTACCAAAAAGGCTAGCTTCCGCACCCTTTATACCCATATATTCCATGTATTTCTTTATGCCGTTTGCCGCCTCTACAACACCAGCTTTCTCACTTTTTACCCCTGTTATATACATTTCAGCGACTTCGTCTTTGAAAGCTTTGTATTCTCTACCTTGGAAGACTCCTGTCTGTATAGATTTTACTGCACGATTAAAGGGGGTCATAGTCTCAGGATTAATACCCTGCTCTTTAAGATAGGAATTATATATAGTAGTACTTACATCAACAGCTTCTTTGTTATGTAGCTTGGCTTTATTGTGAACACCCTGTGCAGTCGGTCTTCCGGTCAATTGTTGTTTGGTCATCATGCCGGGAGATGCAGATATCCGATCTGCGGCCCGACGAACCATATTACCTAAATCACCACCAAAAAGAGTGTTTTTCATAAAAAGATAAGGGTGCTGAGTCCAACGTAGCCCTTCTACCCCAGTGCCTGTAGGGGCAAGTGCATCTGGTTGATTAGCTTTAGAGTAAGTAACTAAAGCATCATAACTTTCTTTGTCTGCACCCAGCTTAAAAATCATTGTGTCATATTCAAGTTGGCTTTGTTGCTCCGTTTTCTCTATTAGACGCGCTAAATGATCGTCCATTCTTTCACCCTTTAAGGGTTCCACATATGCTTTTATTGCACCGATATCTTTCACTAAAGGTTCTATTATGTTATGAGCGTCAACTGCATTCTGATTCATAAACCAATTGTCAGCTAAAAAATCTAGCTTTGCTGATTTGATTCCACCTGCTATTCCCCCAATTGCACCGCCTAATAACACCCCTCCAGCAATTGCGAAATATGGTTCTTCAACAGGGTTAGTCGGATCAAGCTGTGCCCTCAGCGCTTCAGAGACACCAATACTTGTACCTCCTGCTATAGATCCTGCTTTAGCCGCACGAACAAAACCTAATCCTCTGGCAATTGGAATGGGGATTAAGTTAACGGGGTCAAGGAGATTACCAAAAAACCTATCCCACCCAGCGTCCGCAAAAGATTTCCTATTTGCTACGTTGCGATCAATAATTTCTTTTCTAACCATTGTTTCATCAGGGCTACGTGAAGTTATAAGCTCACTAGCGTATTCTTCATATCCCAGAAGTTCATTGCCAGTGGGCCTGTATCCCTCAACAGGGTCATAATCTTTCTTTTCACCTGACTTGTTATGGTACATTAGACTAGTAGCCGCTTGACCAAAAAACTGGTCAGTCTGCATAACATTCCAAATACGCTCACTATCATCCATAGTATGTTGCGGAATCTGCTTAGTACTTGCTTGCTCCGCATTTATTTTGTGTAATCTGTCATAAAATTCTGACATATCAAGGAGGACCAAACAGGTCAGTAGGATCGCCCATATAAGGATTACCTTGACTAGGCTCGTTCCAACCAGATTCTTCAGGGTTTATTGGTTCTACTCGTATAGGATAAGGAGGAACTTTCACACGAAGTTTTTCTCCACTTTTTGGAAAACTAGGTCCGCCACCCAGTTTACGTTCACGCTCATCTTCACTGGCATGATGTGCAGTAACATTTCTTTCGTGTCTTTGACTCGCCTTGTACACAAGGTCTGCTTGCTCCCAAATAACACGGTGTTCTTCGTTCTCTTTCATGGGGGCAAAATTAATTAAAACTTCTTTACCGTTTTTATCTCTAATGAGATGACCGTACCCAGTTTTACCTTCTATAGTATCATCAGCCGCTTGGACATTATAGAGAGGTTTTCCTTCTGGGCCTACCTTTCCGCTATCTATAAGGAATATATTTTTACCCCACGAATACCCGTGTTTTAATTTATCGTGTGCTTTCCCCAACTGGCTTTTAAAATTTGCCATGCCTTCAGTAGCCAAATATTCTATGCTCACACCTTCTGGACTTAACGGATCAGAAACTTTAAAAAGAACTTCTGGAGCATTCTTCCTCAACTTAAACTGTCCTGTAAAATAATCTGATTGAGGAGCCATCATCACAGACCAACCCCAGCCCCCTAAATATGGGTTTCCCATTACACTCGAGATAGCATTTTTCAACGCTTCTCTACGAGCGCCTACAGTTATCCCATCTGACCCAGCCATACTATCACCATGACCAGCATATTTCCCCACATTAATATAATATCTATTATATACAGCTTCCATGAATTTTTTTGGTGCCGATGAATATGTTATTTTTGGCAGTGCATCTTTTTCTACCTGTGTTAGCTGTGGCTTTGAAAAAGGAGCTTTCCACAAAGATCGAAACAAGTTTCCTAGAGCAGTATCATCTTCCCCTTGCACCATTCTTGGCGAAACAGCCTGAAAAGTTGCCTCAAAATCTTGTTTTATTTTTGGATTATTTAGACTACCATCTGTTTTTATAAATTCTGGACCAAACGCATATTTGATTTGCGCGTGAATATCCTCTTCCTTTTTTCTTGTCGGGTCTACGACCCTAGCTACAGCCTCCATCATTCCGGGTGCTTCAAACTTACTACCGAACGTAGAAATAATACGTAACTGATTGTATATATCACCTCCAAGTTGTTTCCTTAGATGTTTATCATTGCCCGGCTGTATATTATAAGCCTGAAAAAGTTGAACCGCAAATTGTACTGTCTTTACATCCTTAGACCCGCTGAGTACCGCTTGCGACATGGCTTTTACATAAGAATCAGGAATCCCCAAGTAACCATGCCTTATTACATTGTCTATATCTGAAGTATCGACACCGCCCTTATTTAAAACAGCCATAACATACTTGCCATTATCCGATGAGGGGAGCATTGAAGTCTCACTTGCATACGCCGCTATCATTGGTGCCATTTTTTTTAGATCCGTTCTAGCTTTGGTTGCGGCTGTTATTAAACCCTTACTTAAAGCCCTTAAATGACGAAGTTGTTGATCTGGTTGAGGTGAATCAACTACTTCGGCGATAAGTTTAGTACCATCAAGACCTAATTGTTTAGCCGCTGTAAGAGTTTGTCCTTTTAAAAGGTCAAAAATCTTTAGCGTTGTATCGTCTTTAACGTTATTCATTGCATGTTGGAACGTTGACTTAACTAATCTAAATTCAACCTGGGGATCTTTGATTGCGCGCGATGGGTCAATAATGGCTTTACCTTTTTCATCGAACTCTCCAGTAAATCCCGCAAGAAGATTCTGAAGATTCCTATACACTTCAGGATATTTAACAAGTTCCCTAGATAGAACTAAAGTAGCATCTTTGTGGAGTAACTTAGTTTCTAAATCTTTAGAATCTCTTTCTGCTCTTTTCCCATCGGTATACCTTTTTTCTGAACGAGCGCGTACTTCTCTAACAGTAGTCTGTAAAAGACGTAGTCTATCTTTTGGTTTTGTATTTTCCCAAGCTTCAGTACCTATATTCCTTATTAATAGATTCATTCCAGCCCTCTCTTCACGATTTGCAGATCCCCACACCATACTAGTCATTGCTATACTAATTGTTCCTTTTGTAACTTCATCTTCTGCATCGTTTACCTTTTTTTCAAAAGCAATGTATGTCCTTAAATAATTAATAAGATTATCTTTTTCCCTTTTTGGCATTTCTGTAAGAAATTCACTGTACCTTTTCGATTTTTTATTAAATAATTCTCCTGTTCCAGATACAAGATCACGTATCACTTCACTTCTTTCAACATCATCAAGATCTCTGAACCCAACAAACATCCGCATTCCTTTGTGTTGGCGGGATAAAGACTCTAGTCGCGATTTTACATTGTCAGATCCTATGTGTGGCCTGAGTTTCTTTATAGTATCTACAAGTCTATCCACCGTTTCTTTTTGAGCTTCTGTTCCTTCTTGATCCGTTATAATCCCATTCTTTGCTTCAGAATCCAATTGAGAGATTATGG